GGATACGTGGACAACAACTGCATGATCGGTGAGGACGGGACGCCGTGGCCTCTGGAATGGACCATGCGTGACGGCTGGCCGATCCGGCACAATCTCAATTCGCTACACGAAGGCGACCCCGCCCAGTGGATGCGGGACAAGGTTGACGGCAAAGATACGTTAAGGCCGATCCTGGACCAAGTGAGCATTTCCGTGGTGATGGCCTTGCCCGATTTCCCGTACTCCAAGATCACGAACAAGGAATTGTGCGGAATTCCGATCTACGGCGCCGAAGACATGGATCACATCCATCTGTCCGAAGCCATGGTCGGTGTCGCACCGGTCGAGATTAACGGCAAGGTTACCGAACTCCCGTCCCTTGTGACGGCTGGCGATTACGTGCTGGTGTGCACCGGAAGCGGGTCAACGATCACTGGCGCGCGCAAGTCGGCATATGCCGCGATCAAAAAGGTTAAAATTCCGAACAGCCCGTTCTACCGCACCGATATCGGTGCGGGACGGCTCAAGAAACAGTTGCCGGCGCTTCAGGCGCTCGGCTACGCAACCGGGATGAGCTACTGATGAGACGAGCCATGCGCGCCGGCCTGATATCGGAATCTTCGATCAAGGCCGCACTGACGGAAGCCAAGGGGGATATTTTCCTGGCTTCGTGTGCGCTCGACTGTACCGCGAGGGAACTTGATCAGTACATCCGGCGATCAAGCATCCTGCAAGGTTTCGCGGCGTCTATCGAACAGATCAAGCGCGATCCGGCTTACGACAAGATGAGCGCGGAACAGTTTGAGAACGAGGTAGCAACACTATCCCGATCCTTCAAGCTGGATGGCCTGAACGAGATTCACAAGCTGGCTATGATGGAGTACGGCGACAGCGCAGCACTGGCCAAGGTGAAGCTAGACGCCGCCAGGTCACTACGCGGTGGCGACGGGCACACGGGACACGGTGGCGAGGTCGAAGCAACGCTGATGGAGTTAAATCAACTCTACCAAGCGAATGCGCCGCGCATCCGCGAGATTCGGACAACGGTTGTCACGTTGTCCGATGAGATCACACTAAATCATGCCCCATCTCGACTTCCATGAATGACCCTATAAAGATGCGCGCCGCTTCAGCATTGATAGCGTTTCCGTAGGCGCGCAATCGTCCCACTCTTGAGGCAATCCCATGAGCCATCGGGAATGTGCCGGGTTCAACTGGCCGCCATTTTCCGTCGCGGTGGGCGAGTAAGTCAAAGCACCGCCAGTAATCTTCAGTGATTTCCACTCCGCTAGCATTACCACGGCACTTAAAGGCTTCCCCCGCGTATGGCCCCACCTTTTCGCATTGAACTCGTTCGTCGCTTTTTCGCTTTTCCAGTCCCTTGCCGATGGAGTCGGCCACCCAGTAGAGCCTGTCTCGGATGTGCGGCGCACCGACGCTCGCAGACGGAAACGCGATACACCCGAAGGCGTAACCCAAGGCTTCCAGGTCAGCGTGTACAAGATCGACCCAAGGGTCAACAGCCTTACTCGCAACTTGCTCTCCAAAGACGACTGAAGGGTTGCACTCGGCGATGAGGTGACAGAAGGCGGGCCACAGGTGCCGCTCGTCAGCAAACCCATCTCCCGCACCTGCCGCGCTGAAAGGTTGGCACGGACAGGAACCGGTCCAAACAGGTCGGTCATCTGTCCAGCCGGCGCGGCGGAGCGCGTACGACCAGACACCGATGCCGGCGAAGAAGTGGCATTGGGTGAATCCGCGAAGGTCGTCGGGTTGAACATCCTCGATGCTCCTGGTGTCGATCACGCCATCAGCGATATGCCCGGCAGCGATCAGGTTGCGCAGCCACTGGGCCGCGTTCAGGTCAATTTCGTTATAGTACGCGCCGCTCACGTCGTTAATCCCTCCGCCGGAATAATAAGCAGACAGCCGACTTTCAAATCCTGCCCGCTGTCGGATATTTCTTGAGCCTTCTTCATACAGTCGGCCCGGCTCTGGTAGTGGGCGGCGTTTTTGGGGATCAGGTAGGCGGGTTCACCTGCAAACGAGATGAGAAAAGCGATGACGTAGATCACAGCAACCTCCACACGATCAGCGCGAACAGGCCCGCACCAACCAACACGAAAAACAAGACCAAAGCGAAGATGACTTCGCAGGCGGCGTCCATAGCAGTAGTATCGTTTTCGTCGTTCATTTTGCGTCTCCGTGGTTGGGCAAACCCTTCATTAATTCCTTCATCTCTTCCAGATCCGCGATCGCTTTATCGTGATTCTCTTGCAAGCGATCGTAATCCGGTTCCGTGGTCGGGAAGACTTGCAGCTTTGTGGCACTGATGTACCCCTCTTTCGCCATCATCTTTACCGGGCGCTTCCAGGCGCCCGATAGCTCAAGCCGCGTCACCAGACGCGCACCATCAACCAACTCGTGCGCCATAATCGCGTCCCAGGCTTCTTTCAGGACAGGTTCTGTCGGCTCCAGGTGCGCGCGGATCGACCATACTTCTTTGGGTTTTAGAACGCGCCTGGCGAACACGATCTGCGGCAACGGTATGCCGGCCGCCGTCGCCAGTTCGCTGTCCGTCATGATGAACAGGCTGTCCGGGTACTTCGTCACCGCCGCCACCTTCGCTCGGTCCGGCACTTCGCGAAGAAAAGCACGGGTTTGCCGCACTGTGTCAGCGGAAGGGTTCCACTTGTCCGCTGCCCACTCGTGCGTATTCCAGCTCGGCGGCATGAAAATGATTACCTGCTTTTCGGTGCCGTCGAAGGACTTGTTCAAGCGGTCCACGGACAACGGACACTCGACAAAGATCAAGGCATCGCGTTCCCCGGTATCTTTGGAAATTGTGCCTTGATCGACCAGGACGCCACCATTCTTCTGCCACTTGTTGCGCGAACCGATTGTGCCCCTGTCCCACGGCGCGTAGAAGTGCACCGGCAAGTCAGCTATCAGCTCGCTTTTGAAAAACACGGGTTTGATCGTGGTGTATGAACGGTTGACAAGGACGTGTGTGTAGGTTTTATGCGCCTTGTGCACGGATGCGGATATGTCGGTTGTTGAGAATATTTCGGGCATTATTTTCTCCGTTTCATCGCTTCAAGCAGTGAATCCTGCACACTGCGTTTTGTTTCAAGTCGATCGAGCACATCGTAGTCCAGCGTTCCGTGCGCCAAGATGTAGTGAATAAACACCGGGCGATCGTGGCCGGCTTGCAGTTGCCGTACTGGGCCTATCCGCTCGATGATCTGCTGGTGTTCTTCGAGGTTCCAATTCACGGAAAAGAACACCAGGATGTTGCCCCCGTCCTGTAGATTCAATCCGTGTCCGGCAGAAGCAGGATGAGCCAGCAAAACAGGTATTCGGCCAGCATTCCAATCGCGAATAGTATCAGGATTGTTATCCAGAACCCGAGCATAGGAAAAAGCAGCCCGTAAGCGAACCAAGTCATGCTTGAAGTGATAAGCAACCAGGACAGGCGCTCCGTTAGCTTCTTCGATAATGTCATCGAGAGCTTGAATTTTGGCATCATGGGTTTCGCTCCAATTCTTTTGATCGTCCGTGTAGATCGCGCCGTTCGCGAGTTGCAAACACTTCTGCGTCTTGGCGGCGGCGTTCAGCGCTTCAATCTCAACTTCGGCTTCCAGTTCCAGGAACATCTTGCGCTCCATGTCCCTGTACTGCTGCATCGCTTTCGCAGGCAGATGCACATCGATAATGTTGCGGATCGGCGTCTTCAGGTCAAACCAGTCTTTAGCGTCAAGCGATAGGCTGCAGTCGGCTAGAGCGTTCTGAATATCACCTTGAGCATGCGGTAACGCCTCAAGGCCGAAGCCGTCATAGCTGGAGCGAAACCAGCGCTGAGAGAACGCGGAATATGATCGTCCGAGCCGTGCCCCACCGTCCACGAACCACTGTTGGCCCCATAGATCCTTGAGCCCGTTCGGCGCTGGTGTGCCGGTAAGGTTGACCCACCGATGCACCTTAGTGTGAGCCACCGACGCAATCGCTTTCGCTCGCGCAGTGCCTTGCCGCGAGCGAAACCCTTTGAGCTTCGTCGATTCGTCAGCGACGATCGTGCCAAATGGCCAAGGCTTCGGGTTGTGTTTGTAGTAATCGATGAGCCACGGTAGGTTTTCATAGTTGATCGTGAAGACAGAAGCATTGCGATTATTCAAGGCGACAACGCGCCGTTCTTTGGAACCGATCACCGGCTCGACTTCGATGTTCGTCAAGTGCGCCCACTTCTTCGCTTCATCCGGCCAAGTTGACTGTGCTACCCGAAGTGGGGCCAAGACCAGTGTCGGCTGTGTTTCTTCACCTGATAAGTAGAGCAGCTCCAAAGACGACAAGGTGGACACCGTTTTACCCAAACCCATTCCCGCAAAGATATTGATGCGCGGGGTTTCCGTGACGTGATCGCGGATTAGGGTTTGGTATTCGCGGGGGATGTAGGCCTTTCGCACGGCTAATTACCCAAGAGAGTGTCAACATATTCCCGACTATCGATTACGTACACGAAACCTCCTGCGGCTGCTATCTTGTCGTGTTCTCGCTTCTGTGCAGGGCGTAATCTTTCACCGGGGGCCTTGAATTCAACAAAAACAGGGCAGGGCCACCCAAGCAGCATGACAATCCTATCCGGCACGCCGCTGTGGTTCGGGCTGACGAATTTGCGTTCCCAGCCCTTGAGCTTCTTCACACGGCGTACGAAGTACGCTTCGATATCAGACTCGCGCATTATTTTTTCTCCCTAACACGGTAACGACCCTTATCAGCAAGCGTATATCCGTAGTCTTCGGCCCACACTTTCGCTGGGAAGTCTGCCAGGTCTTCGAATGCACATTCGATTTTTGTCCATTCTCCCGTTTCAGGATCAACGTATTCAATTTCGAATTTCTTATTAGTCATTTTGGTTCCTAGGTATCAGATTCGCGCATGCTTCTTGTTCCTTTCCACGATCCGTAGCTCAATGATTTCAATTTGAGTATCTATCTCCAAACTTTTAAGTTGGGCGGCCCATTGTAGCTGTGCCACCTGCTCACGAAAGGCAACGTCTATGTGTCTCTGGATAGCCAAGAGCTTACGCTCGAGGAAAAAGATTCGGATTTGATTTAGCATTATCTACACTCCGAAAGCAGCCGCAAAAGTGTTGCAGCTTCCCATTCGTGATGCGCCGACC